GCAGAAGTCAAACGTTGGATGGAACATCAGGCATATTACCTTACCGAAGCAAGTGTAGAACTGGCCCAAGAGCGTGGCCCATGTCTGCGTAGCGAATACACCTACTACGGTCGGGGAATCTTTCCATGGGAACGTAGAGCAGCAGGTGTTAATGAACTTACAGACTTTACACCTAGTATGGATTGGGAACCATTGCGTGAACGTATGAAAAAGTATGGCATACGTAATGCTACACTTATGGCAGTTGCTCCCGTTGAATCTAGTAGTGTTGTATTAAACAGTACTAATGGTATTGAAATGCCCATGGAGCTGATCAGTGTTAAAGAAAGCAAGGCAGGGTCATTTACACAAGTTGTTCCTGAATATCGTCGTCTAAAGAATCGTTATCAACTGATGTGGGAACAAACCGACTGTGTTAATTACTTAAAAACATCAGCAGTCCTAGCAGCATATATTGATCAAAGTCTAAGTACTAATACATTCTATAGTCCAAGACATTTTAGAGATGGGAAGGTCCCGGGTACATTGATTGCTAAGAATTTAATGTTGGCCTACAAATGGGGTTTGAAGACAATATATTATAGCCTCATCGACAAGGTAGGATCTAAACATGTTCTAACCACTACCCAAAGTGCATTAGTATCTCAACCAGTTACTGTTTATGAAGATGAAGAAAATTGTGAGGCCTGCAAATTATAGGAACATTATGTCAAAAGAACAATACAATTTAAGCAAACAAACAAACTATCTCAAACGCAAGATGTTTTTGGATCCAGAAGGTCCAGTAACAGTCCAACGTTTTGAAGAAGTGAAGTATAATAAATTACAAACATTTGAATCTTTAGCACGTGGTTTCTTTTGGGTACCAGAAGAGATCAGTTTAACTAAAGATAAAATGGATCATAAAGATGCCAGTGATGCTGTTAAACATATTTTTACCAGCAACCTTCTACGCCAAACTGCATTAGACAGTATTCAAGGTAGAGCACCAAATCAAATCTTTAGTCCTGTAATCAGCATACCTGAATTAGAAGCACTAGTTAGCAATTGGTCGTTTTTTGAAACAAATATCCACAGCAAAAGTTATAGTCACATCATACGTAATGTATATAGTGTGCCTAAAGAAGAATTTAACAAGATTCACGACACTAAAGAAATTGTAGAAATGTCTGCAAGCATAGGTAGATACTACGATAAACTACATGAACTAAATTGTTTTAAAGAAATCAATCCAAAAACTGTTAGTGAAGAAAGTCACATTAAGGCAATTTGGTTAGCATTACATGCCAGTTATGCATTAGAAGCATTCCGATTTATGGTATCCTTCGCTACCAGTTTAGCCATGGTTGAGAATAAGATCTATATCGGCAATGGAAACATTATCAGTTTAATTTTACAAGATGAATTATTACATGCCGAATGGACTGCTTGGTTAATTAACACAGTGGTAAAAGATGATGATCGTTTTGCCAAAGTGGTAGAAGAATGTAGAGAAGAAGTATATGCTATGTATATGGAAGTTATAGCAGAAGAAAAAGCATGGGCAGATTATTTGTTTAAGAAAGGTCCTGTGATTGGACTCAATGCCACTATTCTAAAAGACTTTGTAGATTATACAGCATTTATAAGATTAAAAGATATTGGTATTAAGTACGCCGAAGAACATCCACGTTCAAGTCCTATTCCGTGGTTTAACAAACATGTCAACATTGGCAAGAAACAAAGTGCATTACAAGAAACTGAAAGTACAAACTATGTTATTGGTGTAATGAGTGATAGTGTAATGTACGACGAATTACCAGATCTATAATGTCTACCGAAGCTGATAAAATTAAAAAACTTGAACAGCAGGTTGAGCAATTGATTAAACAGAATCAAGAGTTAAACCAACGTATTAGTTTATTAGAAAGAGAAAATGGCCGCAGACGGCAAGAGGTTAATCAAATAACCTCAGCAATTAATAGAAGAGGTTAGAATGAGCGAGTTTAAGGCAGGTGAGTTTGAAGATGGGTGCGGCGACTATTATGTATTATACGATGCTGCTATGATGGTCAGAGATGTGCCGGGCATTACCTGTGAAATAGGTCTACGTGCCGGCGGCGGCACAAAACAGATATTAGACGCACTTCAAACTAAAATAGCACCCCGTACACATATTGCTATAGATCCCTATGGTGAGATTCCATATTACTGGAAGGAAAACATTATTCCAGATCAAACAGATTATACAAATAATATGCGTGATCGAATTATGATTTCTATGTCGCAGTATTGTATAGAAAATCCCAATATCAATTTCTATCTCTATCCTATGGAAGATACGGAATTTTTTAAACGATTTGCAGATGGTGTACCTGTTTACTTTGATAAAGGCAAACAGATAATTAACGAATATTCATTAGTACATTTTGATGGACCTCATAGTTTAGAAGCCACCCTTACTGAAACACTATTTTTTGAACCGAGAGCCCCTAAGGGAGCAATATTCGTCTATGATGATGTTGTGGACTACTATGATCACAATGTCATTAAATCGCATCTATTAAATTTAGGTTGGTCTGTTGTAGCATCAACTTATTACAAAGCATCATATATAAAAGGATAATAAAATGAAGGCAATATTATGGAGTAAGTACAATTGTACTAATTGTGATCAAGCCCATGCATTACTAAGAACCAAAGGTTATCAAATTGAAGAACGTAAAATTGGTGATGGATATTCTAGAGAAGAATTGTTAGAGGCGGTGCCTAATGCTCGCAGTGTTCCTCAAGTTTTTATTGAAGACGGTTATGTTGGCGGCTTTAAAGAATTACAGGAGTATTTAAAATGATAGAAATTGCACCACTTGCTCCTTTGGATTTGGATTCAATTGTAGATTACAAAATAGACACATCAGCATTACAATCTTTAATTAACAATTATCCTTCTGCAACTCTTACTTCAGGTCCATATCCTAGTCTTAATGTAGGTGTAGGTAGTGCTAGCGGCAGTTTGCCATATTCAACTTATACCACTAATAGTACCAGCGGATCACCTTGGCAAAACCTTACCATGACTAATAACCATCAACCTTCGATGCAAGTAAAAGGTGATGCAGTGTTTGAAGGCAAGGTTATGATAAACGGCCGAGATCTTGGCGAGTTTATGGAAACAATATCCAAGCGTTTGTCCATACTTGTACCAGACCCAGAAAAGTTAGAACACTTTGAAGCGTTGAAGAAAGCCTACAACCACTACAAGATGCTGGAAAAATTATGCGAATTACCTAAAGAAGAAAAGGAATAAAATGTTAATAGAAAGAGGATTTACCACTGCTGATGTTGTTAGTTTAAAACTAATCAACGGTGAAGAATTAATTGCACGTTTTGAAAGTGAAACTGCTGACATAATTAAAATTGTTAAACCAATGTGCGTTACACTTAATGGTCAAGGTGTTGGATTAATGCCTTGGATGTTTCTCGGCAATGGTAAAGAAGTAACTTTAAATAAATCACATATATTTGCCATAATGACCAGCAAGCATGAGGCTGCTGATCAATATAGAGACAGTACCACTGATATAGCATTACGATAAATATTATCCAAGGGGATAATATATGGCGGTAGATCAGCCGGTGGCTAGAATAGGTGATCCAACAACTACAGGGCACGGATGTGATGGTACAACAACTGTAATTGGTCCAACTGGTGCCACGGCTAAAGTTTATGCAAATAATTTAGGAATAGAATGCAAAGATAATCCTACCGCTGCACATACCATACCGTCGGGTTCTGGATGTGTTAATCATCCAGCAAAAATTAATGAAGGGTCTGATAGTGTTTTTATTGCTAATATTCCTGTTGCTAGAGTTACTGATTCTACAGATGGCGGTGCAATAACATCAGGAAGTCCTAATGTATTTGTAGGGAAAGCACCGGGAACTTTTGGAATATCGTCAGTATCAGTTTCAATTTATATTCCCGAAGGAGACCAAACTTCGGCAGTAACATTAGTTAATAATTATGTTGCTGCTCAAACTGGACAACCTAATACCTATTATAAACCAGAGGCGGTGGCGGATGGTGTTAAAGGCAACTATGCAGGTACTCCGGAAGTAGCCGATCCTACTACTGTATCAACTGGAACAGTGGCATCTGATCCAACAGCATCGGACCTCATACCATTCTTACAAGCAAGAGTATTAGAGGCAGGATCCGGTACATGGAGAGAAACAGGTCAAGGCGGTAATGCAAGTAATACTAAGATAACTGGGATATGGACCAATCTTGGATATCCTGCTAGTAATCCCTGGACAACAGATCAAACCGCATGGTGTATGGGCTTTGTTAATTATGCTCTTAAAAATTCTGGATACAAATATGTTCAAACAGCCAGTGCAGCACTTATCACTAGTAATCCAGAAAAGTGGGGGGCAGTACAAGTACCCAAAGCAGAAGCACAGCCAGGCGATATTGCATTTTGGAGTTATAGGCATGTGAATTTTGTTTATACCTCTGCAAATGGAAAATACAGTTTTGTTGGTGGAAATCAAACTCCAAGTGGTGGAAAAAACAATCCAGATGATGGGGATATCACCATTTCATATCCAGGCGGTACCGCTGCAAGTAACGCAAATTGGGTCAGTTGCTGGCGTATAAAAAAATCATAAGTATTGTTGTCTGCAAGGGTATAATGCGTAGCATTTTGGAAGGTGCAAGTCCGGGAGGCAGGAGAAGTCAATTCTTGCAGATTTCTCCAGTTTTTGGGTGAATTTTGGTTGACAAACTGGTAAAACCTTGCTATAATTAACACTTAACAACACAAAGGAGTCTGCTATGTATCGTTATAAAGTTTGGATCCGTTTGAACCCTTATCAAACCGCTAATGTTATTGTTAATGCTAATAACGATTGGGAATGCAAAATGATTGCTGAATCACAATATGGTCAAGGTATGGTATTAAATTACATGCGAGAAGATTGACAATCCGTTAGAAAACAAGTAAACTCATGTCAACAAAACAGTATTCTAAAGCGTTATATAAGTAATAGGAGTTATATATGAAAAAAGTCTTTTTGGTAATTATGTTGGCAGCATCCGGTCTTGCACACGCAGACTACAGAGAGTATCGTCATAACGGACATCGTGACGTTCGGGTACAGCAAGTTGCAAATGCAGATATTATCTTTCCTTTAGTAATTGGAGGAATTTTTGGAGCAGCAATTGCTAATTCAAATCGACCAGAACCCATAATTGTTCAACAACAACCTATGATTGTTCAGCAACAGCCAGTTTTTATTCAACGTGAACAAGTAATTCAACCTCGTGAACCACAAACGGTATGCTATGCTTGGAAAGAATTTCAAACTCTAGATGGACAAATTTTTCGTGAGCGTAGTTGCTATCTTCGTTAATTTTATAACATATAACGTTACCCACAACCGACATTAATTTTGGTGCGTTACAAAACAAATTTGAAATAGAAAAAATAATATTTGAAAAGTTAAGGTGAATAAAACTTAATCTAATATTAAATAGTAATATGAAACAATACGCTATATTTGATCAGGGGACAGGGGAATATTCTTTTTATGACTGTTCTGAATCACTGAATACAGATCAATCAGTAAGCACAAAAGATAAAACAACAGACATATTAGCTAAAAAGATACTTGATATACATCTAACGATGACTGTTAATCATCCAATATGTATTATTATTGAAGAAGTAGAAAATGTTCAAAGCAATATTGAATATAAACAATATGATGTGTTTGGTAACCTATTGCCGGATTTTCTTTCATCTAAGTTAACAACAGCAATATTTCAAAAGAAAAAATAACAAGATCATGGCAATACCCACTACAGGAGTTAAATTATCTGCATTACAAACCAATCTTGGTGGAAGTAACCCTGTCAGTTTGAGCGAATATTATACAAATGGATCCTATACATATGATTTGCCTAATGTTGGTTACGGTACTATTCCTACTTCAGGACCAATTAGCATGGGTTCATTTAGAGGTCAAGCGATCTATGTTCTAAGAAATATTACATCATCAGGTCCATACGATTTGCGTGCATGGGCAGTATCTGCAGGGTGGAATGGTACAAGTACAATAACCATAAAGATTGATAGTTCGTGTTCGTTTATAAGAGGGTCTGGATCACTAACTATCAATGGCTCTTGGCCAGGCGGTCTAACTGTACTTAATTATGGAACAATAATGGGCCAGGGCGGTTCTGGTGGTTCTGGTGGAGGAGCAGGCAGCCCCGGCTACACGGCCTTGATCATCGGTGGTACAAGTGTGATTT